CTCGAAGCCCTTCTTCTTGAGCTCCGCTTTGAGCAGGAGGTGGAGCTTCCACATCGCTTCACTCTCGAAGTAGGTCTTCACGACAGGGCTCTGATTGTAGTTGCTGCCGACGTGTCCGGCATCAATGCAAATCTTGACTTTACTCATTGTCGTCGCCCTCCTCCTCGTCTGCATGGAAGATCGGATCTCCGTCAACTTCGTTCAGCTCCGGCTCCTGTACCGGGGCGGTGTTGACTTCCTGCGTGATAGTTTTCTCATTTTTGTTGTCCATTGTTCTAAACCTCCTATAATTTCAAAATCGGGAGAATAACTTTTTCGGCGTACTCTCCTATCGTGTACTGACTGCGCCCTTCCGCTTCGAGTGCTTTTGAAAACCTCTCGCTCTCGACTGCTATTTTGAGGAGCTTGAGGACGCCGACCTCCTCCTCTGTGACTCTGTTCATATCGGGCGACACCATGCAGCCGATCGCTTGGCGAAGATAAAGGTCGGCGCTGTATGCGTCCATAGCCCCGAACTCCGCAAGAACCTCACGGGCGAACTTCTTGCGGTTGAGCCTCGGCTTGTCCGGCGGAAGAACGCCGTCTTCTTGGAACTTCTTCTTGATCCGTGCTCTCTCGGCCTTTTCCCGCTGCGTGAGCCGCTTTTTCTTCGCTGCCATTACTCACTACCTCCTTCTTGTGCTGCCGTGCGAGGATGCCCTTGAGCCCCTCAATGACCTTATTGCACTGGGCGATGGTAAGCCATTCTACCCGGTCAACCTGTGTAACTCTCTTGACAAAGCCAGCCAGTCGGCGAGGGTCGTTGTTCCATCCCAGTTCGTCGCATAGGGCGTAGATCTTGCGGCGCTGCTTTTCGGTCTGGGCGTTGCCGCCCTCGTCGATCCGCTTCGCCTTCGTGTCACGCTCCACGCCGTCCTTCATATTTTGGAGGACTCGGGCAACGGTGTTGATCTCGCCCTGCGAGAGCTTCTTCATGCTCTCCTTGCCCGTCTCACGATAGACGACGGCGTGAAGGTCTTCGTCCGTGAGTCCCAGCTCCGGTGACTTTGCGATTGCCCAGAGCGTCCGAATGGAGGCGGGTTTCCTGCCTCCCGTGTTTCTTGCTGCCATTCCTTACACCTCATTTCCCCAGCAATCCCAGCCCGGAGCGTAGCGGCGGGCAAAGAGCTCAATCCGAGGAACGTCCCCGAAGAGTTGCTCAATGCGCCGCCGTACCTCCTCGGGCTTTTCGCTGTGTCGGCCTCTCACGGCCTCCACAAGCTGCGGGACATTGTTCTTCTGTTTATACTGTGCCATCCTCCCCCGTGTCCCGAAGAGACAAAGCTCGCAGTTCTTGAGCGTCCACGGGGCGAGGTTTTGGACATTCTTTCCGTTGATGGTCTTCTTCGACCAGACGAAGGCGACAGTCACATACCGGAAGCCCCACGCCTCAAAGAGCTCGAGGGCGTCCTCGATGTGGGCGTCGGTCGCCCACATGAAGAGGGCGGCGTCTTCTGCCGCAATCCACCCGACATCCCACTCCTTCATGGTGCGGGTTGGTACGGTCGGATAGACCGTTTCAAGGGGCTTGTAATCAGTCCCCCCGCTTTCCGGTGGGCTCCTTGCTGCCGAACCTCCACGGAGGATCGGCATAAATGATCCGATACCTATTGCTCGTGGTGAAGATGTCTACTTTCACGCCCCGGCCTCCTTAAAGGCCGGGGGAGCTGGTGCGCTCAACCTTGTCCTTGAATACCTCGTAGCCGAAGGTGTCCTTCTGTTTCCATGTAGCGCCGACGGCGTTGACCGTGTCCTCGCCGTATTTGCGGAGAGCATCCTTGCTGATCTTCTCCTTGACGATAATGCAGTCCGTCATCTGTCTTGCCTTGAGACGGCGGACGATCTCGGCGACCTTCTCCTTTGCCTTCGGCACGGAGATCGTCGTAGAGAGGCGGAAGCCCACCTCGCCGAAGTTGAGGCTCCGGCTCTTGGCTTTGCCCAGCTCGTCACGGTGGTCGGTGACGAACTCCTTGACGTCTCTCTCAAGCTTAGAGATGCGGTCAGCGTAGGGTTTGCTCTCCTGCTCGGCGACCTTCTTCGCCCCGATGATCTGACGGTTCAGTTCCGCCTCAATGTCTCCCAGTGCGAGCTCTGCCTCGGCGATCTCCCGGAGTGCTGCGTCAACCTCCTCCCAGTTCTTGATCGCCGGGGTCTCTGTAATTCTCTTTCTTGCCGTTGTTTGACTCCTTTCTGTTCTTCTTCCGTGTTGGGCTCGGAGTTTGCCTCCTCGCCGTCGTAAAGGATATATTGCTTTGTGACCATCATATAGATACCCAGCGGGCCCAGCAGCACGGCGACGGTTGCGTCGCTGTCCTCCGGCGTCGTGCCTGTAGATGCCATCTTCACCACCAGCAGGGACAGGAGCACGAGCACAAGGCCCATGCACCGCTGCTTTCTCATTTTCATTGTCTCCGCCTCCTTCTACAGCATCATCATAGAGGACGCTTGCTCAATGGTCTTGAGGGTGATCCGGTAGCTGCCGCTCTCCTCAAGGATGCGGAGGACATTCGAGAGGGTGCGGTCAAGGAGGCGGAAGCATCCGGTTTGCAGATTGCAAGCCCGAGCTTTGATTTCCGCCATCGCCTCCGGCTCCACCTCGTAGCCGGAGAGGTACTCTTCGACCTCGTTCTGAGACAGGCCACGAAGGGAGGCGTAGAAGTCTACCCGGTTCGCCATGCGGACGAGATAGCTCTTGATCTGGGCTTCCAACTTCGGCTCTCCGGCAATCACGATACCGACGTCACTCTGGTCGTAGATTGCCCGGAGGATCTCCATTTTCTTCTGGGTGTATTTGCTGACCAGCTTGTCAGCCTCGTCGATGATGATGAGATAGCCCTTATTTGTGTTGCAAAACTCCCGGATGCCGTTGACCCTCTTCCAGATCGTGCCGTAGCCGCTGGGGAGCCCGAGGCTCCGTTCAATAGCCTCCACAAGATCCCGGCTGCTCATGGTGTCGTCGCACTCGATATAGGCTACCTTTGAGAGCTTGGCGTACTGCTTGAGGGTGTGGGTCTTGCCGTAGCCGGAGCGCCCGACCACAATGCCGAGACCGATGTACTCTTGACAGCTCTGACATACGCCGAGGACGGCGGTAGCGTCCCGGCTCTCAAGAAACTGGGGGCGGCGGGGCGTCCGCCCCTTAGCGCCCTCCGGCATCTTCACGGCGTCGCCCGTGCTCTGAGCGTACCACTCGGCGAGCTTCTCCTCGAGGCCGGTCGCATTGCTGTCATACTTGCCCGAGAGATAACGGGAGACGGCGGTACGGGAATAGTTGACATCCTTCGCCAGCCCTGCGATAGACTGCTTTGTGAGGGCGAGGTGGTCGTTGATTTTCTCGGCAAGGGTCTTGCCCGGATTGGTGTAAATGTTGACGGTTCTTTCTGCTGTTCCTTCCATAATGTTTCCTCCTTATTCGTTGATCGCCCGCAAGCGAGCGAGTGCGGTATCTGCTTTCTTGGCGAGGTATTCGTCCCCAGCCCCCGCCTTCTTCCTTGGCGATGCTGCCATCTCCTGCCGGAACTCTTTGTCGGTCGGGAGGGTAACGATCTTCTGACTCCTCGACGCCTTGATAGTGAGGTCGATTTTGCCCACGGCATCCGATGCCCTTCTACCCTCTTCGAGCCGTTCCTCGAACGGTCTCGTCATGCTGTCGAGGATCTCCCGCATCTCCTTCTCCTGCCGCTTTTGATTGCGTAGGTGCTTTTCAAGTGCCGCCTGTGAGCAATGCGGGCCGAACTGCAAGAGCTCGGCGGAGACGGCCTCGCAGATCTTTCGACCGTTCTCGTCGTAGACGTAGAGCTTTGTGACGTCGTCGATGTCCCACTTTATGCCGACCTTCTTGCCGACGTAGTGACAAAGCTCGTAGTCCGTGTAGAGAGTGCCGAACTTCTGTATACCTTGATTGCGGACGAGGGCGAGGTCTGCCTTCATGAGCAGCGTCGCCGCATACTCACGGGGCGGAGCTGCCTTCTCATAGCGGGGGCCGTTCTCAAACATTTCAATCGGTGTGACCCACTTCTCCCCGGCGTCCTTGAGCCCCCGGTGTTCTCTGGTGTGATACTTCGTTTCTTTCCACTCCGT